ACTGTCAAGGTATTAAAACTATAACATAAAAAAAGAGCGACTGTAAAGTCGCTCCTTTCATCTTCAAGGGATCCTTGAATTAAGCTCCTGGAGAACCAAACACACAACGAGGGTCAGATACGCCAAAGCTGTATCTTTCTCTTGCTTTATATCTTACGTTACCAGTATCAAAATCGCCTTCCATTGATGTTGCAATCGCCGCTCTTTCAAAATGCTTAAAGCCATTTGGTGAGTCAGTTTTAATGAAAAATGCGTCTGTATCTGTAAGGAAGTGGTTTACCACATATCCTTCAGGTAACATACCCATATTTCTGATTGCGTTGACATCATTGTCTGCTGTTCCTGAACGCATATTACTTGCCATTAATCTTTCAGCTACAAACTGTAAGTTAACTGGAATAATAAGTTTACGTCCCATCAAAGCGATTTTTAAACCTCTTTCATCAATAAAACCTGAAATATCAATTAATGATTGTTCTAATGATGTTTCGTTTAAATCAGCCGCAGTCGTTAATTCGTTTCTGAAATTACCTCCTCCTGCAGTTGGGTGATCAGTAGCACAAAGCTCCTTACCATCTCCAAAAGTAAAGGTACTATCAAAAGCATTGTTTAAAACACTCGCCGCTTTGACTTGTTTTGTGTTAGACATTGATCTTGCTAACGCTCTTGTATATCTGCTTGAAAGTCTATCGTAGAGGTTATCTTCAATAGCTTCTTCAGTTATAGCAAAAGCTAAAGCGATTGTTTCATGAGTGTAACGAGCAGTGAATGATTCATTCGCAGTATCAAAGGAGACGGCTCCGCCTTCCGATTTTTCTGGTGCAGTACCAAACCCTGATAACATTACCTCTTCTTCAAAAGCTCTATCTGAAGTTTCAGTGTCATAAATTTCGGCATGTTCATTATCATACCTATCGTACTCCAACCCGAATAAAGCATTCAATCCTGGCTCTAATTCTTTAAGGAGTTGTGATCTTGCAATAGCCATTATACCCTCCTATAGACCAGTAGTTGCAGTATGAAATGGTAAATTGAGTTTTACCAACATTATAACTCCAGCAGTTGTTACACTGATGTCTTCAAAATCATCTTTAATACCAACGATTCTAAAGTTATCAGTTGCTGTAGTTGCTCCCGCACTTGCTACAGATAGTTCACCAATAGATTTACCAGTTGAACCATTCTGTGAACCAAATCCAGCACCTTCTGCGTTAGAATGTACTAGAGCTTGTGCAGTCGCGGCATTTGTTAAGGAAGCATCTGCTTGAACCTCATACACTTGGAACGGATTATCATAAACAAGAACCGTTGCTTCTGTACCAGATTTAATTAAAGATGTTCCAGGATAAAAGTTACTGAAACGAGGCTTCCCGTCAGTATCTATATAATTACATCCATTCATAACGCCTAGAATTGCTACACTTCCACCATCGGCGGCTGACACATCGACTAAACCATTTGTTAATGGTATGACCATATCACCTTGATAAATTGCACTAGATGATCCAGCCGTCGCCGCTGTCTGTACTTTGTACTCTGTCAGACCCATTGAGTTTGGTGCAGAACCTAATAAATTATGAGGACGTAAACCAAAAGGGGCATCAATATTTGTCGCCATTTTTGTCTCCTACTTCATAAGTTAAAATTATTTAGAGCCAGTTGCTTTAGCTCCAAAGGTTACACGACTTTGCCTCTCCGGTTTAAGGATTGGCATACTTGGGTGTTGTTCTCTCATCATATCATTATCGACAGCATCCATTTGGTCGGACGTTTTTGCTTGAAAATATTGTTGTCGTTCATTCCTTGATTCGATAGGAAATCTCGCAAGTACCAGACCACCCACACCTATCACTCCAGCGTGTTTTCCATCCTGGATTGTTGGTGCCTCAAAATCTGGGTACTCATCAGCTCTAACTAAGTCAAATCCTTCTCGGATTCTGGCAGATAAATTCTTTACATCGTCATAACCCATTACCGAAGTACGGATCCAACGATGCACAAAACCCTCTGGAGCTGGGGGTGCATCTAAAGTAGATGGTGGTTTCCAAGGAGTTCTACGAGCATCTTTTGCTCTAGTTACCTCGGTGCGTGTTTGACGGTTTGACATATTGTCTCCTTCACGTTATGCTAAATTTTGTTTTTGCTTCTGTTTAGCGTATGCTTCTAATGATACACCAAGTTTCTTGGCGATTGCAACCTCTGATTTCGTTAATGTGACCCTTTTTGGGTTTTTACTAGCAGAAGTTGTGCGTGAAACTCCAGCTACTGGAGTATTCACGGTAGTTCCTTGTGTTGATTCATCTTTATATTTATGAGGGAAAGCATCACGCATACGTTGATCAATAACAGTATAGTATTCATCTGTTAACGCATATTGCTCGCCATATTTTTTAATTAACTCATTATGAACACTAAAAGCAGTTAATGTCATTGGTTCATCTGACCCAAACCAAGTATTCTTTTCAGCCCATGCTTGAGCTTTTGGATGCACTTGTTTTGGAGCTTGTTGACCTTGTTGTGTTTGTTCAGGTTTAGCTTCTGCTTCTTTGATTTGTTGTTCTCTAGTTACTTTAGCTTTATTAAGTTCTCCTGCTTCAACTGCTAATCTTGCAAGATCTTTATTGACTGTAACTTGTTGTTCAACATCTCCAGAAGCGATAGCCTCTGCAAGTTTTCTTTTTAAGCTTTCCTCTTCAGAAGCAACTCTAGCATCATACTCTTTTATATAAGAGTCATCAACTGTTTTAGTTCTGTCTTGCAAACTTTTATTTTCTTTTTGGAGACCTTGAGCATATTCAATCGCCGCTTGTTCACGACGCTCTGCTTCCCGTATTTTCCAAGTCATTCTTTCAATACGGTCTCTAACTTTTTTACTGTATCCATCTAATTTTTCTTCATCACCAGTTTCTTCAGGAGCTTGAGGTTCTTTATCATCCTCTACAACTTCTATATTTTCATTGGATTCTTGTAGATCAACTTCTACTTCATCTTTTTCTGGCTCGAGTGGTAATTCTTTTTGTTGTGCTTCTGCCATTTTAATCTCCTATGTGTGTAAAATATCTTCTGGATTGCTTATAGTAGCTAGTATTTCATCATCGTTTAATAATCTTACTTCGCCACCGTCTATTTTAAATCTACTTCCTGCATATCTTCCAAATATAACCCAGTCCTTTTCCTTACACCATGGATTAAAACTTTCTCCAAATTTTTCTTTATCTTTAAATGCAAGAGGACCCATTTTCAAAACATATCCACATACAGTAGCTAATGCTTCCCTTTCAACTGCTTGATCTGGAATAAAAACACCACCTTCTGTTTTTCCTTTTCCTTTATAAGGAAGTATAAGTATCCTCCAACCAGTAGGCTGAGGCATCTTTTTTAAGGCTGATTCTGTAGGTTCGGTTTGTTCTTTTGGGGTTTCTTGTGTTTGGTACTTCTTTTGTAATCTTTTAGGGATTATTAATTTACTCATGTTCCACCTTTTTGAGCAAGAGTCTAAGCTCTTGTTGTAATGTTGCAAGTTCAGAGAGTCTAGCTCTCACTTCCTTGTAGGCATCAAAACTATCAATACTGCCATGTAATAGCTGTTCTTCTAGACTTTGTTGCCTTTCTTTTAGAATATTACCTATTCTATCATAAATGTAAAGATCCATTTATTTTTTTACTTTTTTGTCTTTTTGTTTTTTAAGGGAGGTCTTCCCCTTTTTCGCAATACTGGCTTGTTGGGGCTTTCCTGCAAACTTAGATCTTTGTTCGACGACCGTAAGGATTTGTATTTTTCTTGCATAAGGTTTTTTAATTTTTTTAACTTTTGCCACAGTTTTTCTAGCATCTGCTGGAGTTGCATACTTAATGCTGACAGTATCTTTGGGATTTTCATCGGTATATAACCTCCTTCCACTTCCTTTAGGTTTTTTTCCAGTACCTACTTTAGGATCTTTTGTTTTTCTTTTTGCCATTTTTAATTAAACTCTCTAATGTTTTAGCTTGTCCTGCATGAGCTTTGGAAGCTTTTCTTAATTTGTTGGCAACTTTTTTAATTTTTTGTTTCATGTCTGCAACTCCCGCATGTATTCTTAAATGTCTAAATAAATCTTGCACATTATGTTTTCTTAGTTTTCTTAGCAGATGCAAAATGTTTAGCCGTTGGTCTACCCTTTTGTCCTGCTTTTTTCATTTTTTCGCCACTTCCAGCTTTGATTCTTTTACGTTTTGCATGTATATTTTTGTATAAGCTCATATCATCCATCTCCATCCCTCTGACAAACATCATGCCAGTTATCATTTTTTCATGTTCTCCCTAGCTACCCCTTTTGATTTCTCAAAACTACGCATACCTCCCAAGCCTAACAAGGATAAAGTAAGTGTCATAAGTTCGCCAGTATTAAGTTCTGGTAAAACCACTTCTGGAGCCCAGACACTAGTAGCCCATTCTGCAATAGGCATAATAAAAAATTGAGTTAATAAACCTAACGCACAAATCCACATTATTGCTGGACGAGCTCCTGCAACAAAAAGACTAGGGTGTTTAGCTTGTTGTACGTTAGCTTCTATTTGACCTTTAGCTAATTCTTGTGCATGTTTCTCTGCCATCGTAGCAAGGTCATGTGCAAGTTTATTCTTTTGATCTTTGTCCTCAATAAACTTTCCAACAAGTTTACTGACTGGACCTATTAGTGCTGTTAACATTACCAAAGCCTCACTTTGTTTTTATCTACCTTAACCAATTTACAAAAGCACGAGTATCTTTTTTCATCTTCACCAATGACAATATATTGTTCGTTAAGGTGCTTTTTAAAATATTTACATGTATTAACATTTTCAAAATGTAGCGTTCCCGCAGGAGCTCCACCTAAATAACACATAAGTAAAAAGGCTGGATTCACTTAACCCCTCTAAACTTTACACCTTGTCTTGACATTCTGCCACCACGACTTACCATACCTCCTGCTTCCATATCAGCACGATTGTCTCTTGCTCGCATTTGCCCCATAAGTGCTCCGCCATTAGCAAATTTTCTAACTTGCTTATTGGTTGGTCTTACTGCCATACCACCATCAGCCATAAGTTTTTTCCCAGATTGTTCTATAAAGTCTATTTCATCATCAGTTAAGTTTCCAGCTTGAAAATTTTCAGCATCTAAAAGTGCTTTCAGCTCTTCGTACTTTTCACTTCCAGGATCTAATCCTTCTAATAACGAATCTAATTGTTTTTTCCTGCTCATTTTATTCTCCTTTATCCAGTGCTAAATGGTATTGTAAATTGTATTCGTGGTTGAAACTCTTCTTCTTTTTCATTATAAATTGTTCCTGCATCAAAGTTTATTCCTTCAGGTAATATATTTTGAATATAAGGTTGTGTATAACTCAAAGCCTTACCTATTACTCCGGGACTTGTAATTAACTCTCTTAAATTTAAGTCAGCAGTTTGTGTTGCTAAATCTGGTCTAGAAAAAGGATTAGTGTTATATCCAAATTGTAACGCTTTTTGCAGATCTGTCTCGTCAGCACGATTCATGTTTTCCATAATACCTACTGGTGCTTTATTTTGCTGTTCATTGTCATAATTATATCTTCTAAACGGAGTATCTTTAAAAGTTTCATCATAAAGGTCTTTACCTTTGTTATAAGCATCTTGACCTTGTTCTATTAAATTCTGTATTATCCCAGTAGGACTTGCTTTCCGTATTTGTTGGATAATAGGTGGCAAAGTCTCTTGTAAAAACCTTTCCGCTCCTGAAAAATACATACCTTTTTCTCCAGGAACTTGCGGTGTTAGATATGATGGTCTAGCTAAATCTGCAATGCCTTTAAAGTTATCCGCTCCGTAATAGTCTCCTGCTACACGATTTCCTGGCTGAAGACCACGACTCATGTTTAAAGCTTGTGCAAATATTGGGTTATAGTTTGTACTGCCTCTTATATTAGACCTAGTACCAACATTAGCTAATACATTTTGGATTACTTGTTCTGCTCGTTGATCTGTATTTTGGGGCGGACCAAAAGACCTACCTTGATTACTATAGGCATCTTGAGCATCGGCTAAACTACTAATACCAGATGAGCTATAATCACTTGCTCCGTCAAATAATTCACTCATCCTTTATTCCTTTGTGCAGTAATAAACCTAGCATTTTGAGCTCTCATATTAGCAATCTCTTCGGTTGTGTCAATACGGTCTTTTTGTATTGCAGTATTTGCTTGTAGTTTATCTTGGTCTAGTTTTAATTTTTCTTGGTCATTAATAGCATTTTGCATCGCTTGTTGTTCTTTTATTTGTAACTCTTTTGCTTTTAAGTCTACTAATGGGTCTTGTTGTCCACCACCAAGTACCTGAGATTCCATTTCAAAATATTGTTTTGTAAGTTCTGCTTCCATTTGTGAAAGTTCAGCTTGTGCTGTCATTTCATCCATAGGTTGTTGTTGCATTTTCATTTGTAACTGTTGACTCGCTTTTAAACCAATATGTTCAAATATATGTTGTTGTAATATATTTATCATAGCTGGATTAGCTCTTACAGACATGCTACCCATGTAACTTAAATGAGTAGAAATATGTGCATCATGGTTTTGTTCAGGAAAAGCTTTCAATTGCATTTGTCCACCTAAAGCAGACATAGCTTTACCATTCTCTATAACTGCATTCATAGGTTGTGGTTGTGCTGGAGGAGGTAATATTTGTTCTACATTATCAACACCCAAGCTATTGTAAACTCTACGATAAGCTTCATACAAATTGTGCATCTCAGGTTTACTACTAGCTAATTTTAATTGCTCTTGAGCTAGACTAATACGTTGTGCCATACTAAATATGTTAGGATTAGCTACTGGAACAATATCAATACGCTCGCTAAAATCTTGTGCTTTGTCGCCTTCTTCAGTATAAGGGTAAGCACCGCCTTCTTGACTAATTAAATTAGATAAAAGACTAAACTCTTGTTTCATACTGTTATACAAACGCTTGTGAACAGCACTTATTATTCTACTACCACGTTCAAGTAGAGCTATGGTTGTGCCAACTGGCATTTCTTGATTATTTATGTTGCCAGTACCCATATCTGTCGTACCAACAAACTTTTGAGCCGCCTGAACCACGAAGCCGAGTAGCTGAAATAGTGTGCCACTCGGTTCTTGGTAGGGGAGATTAAAAAATGAGTTTTTAAGTTGGTCACCTACTACATCTACATCACGCCATTCTCCAGGACGTAATGGTTCGTCGTCATTTTTAATACGCAACCCTCTAGCTTTAAAACCAGACGGCATATTTGCTAATGTTCCTGAGTCAATAAGTTGTCGTAAATTAGCAGTCGCCGCTCTTGACAAGTTTCCTAGTAGATGTATAAGCCCATTACCATAAAAACCTAGTCCAGGAGTAAACATATAGTGAACAAAGTACTGTTTTTTATTTTTAAAAGCATCTTGTTCATCATAATTTCTATAAACGGACAAAACTTCGCCATTATCTGCACTAACTGTAACGATATAGGGTAGTTTTATTCCAGTTTCTTCGCCTTTTTCGTCTTTGTCGGCAAATTTTTCTAAATCTAAGTAACAATGGCACTCAAAAAGTTGTATTTCTTCATAATCACCTTGTGCATATACACCAGTTATTGATTCTTTGGTGTCATCTACCTCATCACGCTGTGCTTTACCTGATTTTATCTCTATATCTCGGTAAAATTTGTTAACTTGTAGCTTACGCAACTCGTTTTCTGTCATTGTAATGATTTGTGTAACCCTATCGGCTGAATCTAAGTCACTAGCATTAAAAGGTACAAGCATATCTTTCGCCTCAACGAACTTACTTACTTGTCTACCAAGCTGTGGATCCATATAGATTTTTTTAAACGCACTACCACCGAGTCCCAAGTAGTATAACATTTGGTCAAACTCAGATTCATACTCTTTCATAGTGTGCATAATTGTATAATTCATATAATCTTGCACACGTTCTGCTTGACTTTCTAAATCAGGGGTTGTTGTCCCCATAACTTGTGTGCGTACTGGACCTTTCGCTGGAAGAAGTTCCTTATATGCTTGACTTTGGAACTGTGTGACAGCTTCGTTTAACATTGGATGGACTACCCCAGTAGCACCATCAAAAGGCTCTGACCTATTTTCATAACGTAAGCCAAGTAAATTCAAACCTTGACTATATGTTTCTAGCCATTCACTTCTAGCATTTTTATCTTCATCAACTTTTTCTAATACATAAGCACTGATTCCAGCTATTTCATCATCATCTAACTGATCAGCTAAATTTGCCATGAAGCCAGTATCTTCTATCTCAACTTCTGGAGAGCCAAGTTCCACGGACCCATCTTCAAGTTCCGTAACTTCCATACCTTCTACTATTTCAGGTTGTTCTTCTAGTTCTACATCAATTGGATCAGAGTCTAATATTGGGTTACCAACTAAAGTTAGTTCACGTTCAATATTATTATAAGGGTTTTTTGGTTCAGCCACGCAACCCTCCTTCTATTACAAAAAATTTGCTTCTAAGTAAGTGTGCCACACTTTGTCTTATATCGCTAGAACTTAGTGGTTCAAACTCAGGATCGTTAACAACCCACGCATCAGACAACATTTCTATTTCATGGTATAATTGCTGTGGTGTTAAATCAACCGTAGTAGACTGTGTTTCTAGGTATATATTCTGGCTCATAAACTTCATCCTCTGGGTGTGTTATAAATCCACCTTCTCTAAATCTTCGTAGTGCTTGTGTTACTGTATCAACAAAGTCATCATGCTCTCCAGCAGGAAAACTCGCACACTCTTCAATTACTTCTTCAGCCCAACGAGTATCTGGTGACCATACTAACCCACTTTCTAGTAAAGGTGCAACTGAATTCACACGAGTAAATTTATCGTTACCTCGACTCGGTGTATAATTTTGTATAGGAATGCCCATCTGCCTTAGTTCGTGAGTCAATGGCATACCTGATGCTTTCGCCTCAATCAAGACACATTCTGGATCCCAATACTTATATTCTTCATAGGCTATCTTTTTTAGTTCGGGGAAGTCCCATCTGCCACGCCTCGCATCACAAAGAATTATGTTGGGAGGTCCACCCTCATCTGGGTAGAAAACACCCCAAGTGGTTATTGCTGAAAAGTCCGCTGTCTCTTTTTTACTAAACGCAGTATCATAAGACTGCATCACATAATTCAATGGGGGTATATCTTCCTTCTCCCACTTTTGCCACCACTCTCTTTTTAGTATAGCACTTGTTTCACTCGTAGGGTTTTGTTGCCACTGAGCTTCCCACTTACCAACTGATAATGATGCCTTAACCTTTAATAGTTCTTCCACTTTCCAAAAGTTAGACCACATTGCTTTTCCATCAGGTAAAATCGCAGGGAACTCAACAACCTCCCATTGGTCAGCCAAAATATCTCTGGCTTGTTGCTTCATTAATTTACCAGTCAAATCTATCTCACTCCACCTTGTCATAACGATAACTATCGCTCCTCCTGGTTGAAGTCTTTGGCGAGGACCTGAGGTGTACCATTCATACGCATTCTCCAAAGCGGATGGACTCATCGCATCTTGTTCAGAATGGGGGTCATCTATTATCATTAAATCTGCACCACGACCAGTTATAGCTCCACCTACTCCAGCCGCGAAGTATTCGCCTCCATCATTTGTTTCCCATC